CTTTATTATGAGGTATTCTACCTTTTCCAGCTAATCCTATTTTTATTCTAGTTTCAGGTGAAATATATTTACCTATTTGAGCATCAGAGATCTTTTGCTTATGTTCTTCAGATAATGGTCTACCTAACCTATATAATCTTAATTGCTCAAGATTTGAGGGTATTTGACCTTTATGAGCTTCACTTAATTTTCTTCTATGTTCTTCAGTAAATATTCTTTTCATAATACAATTATAGCATGTAACTATTGTAATAACAATAATCATTAACTTATTGATATATATAATATTTAGTTGTTAAAGTGCTTTGTAATAACCCACCGTATAACATAGTTACCTATGTCCTATTTCCTTTTCAGTCTAAGTTCTTGCAATCTATGAAAGTCCTCGTCTGAATCGGGTAAGATTCCTTTTGAAGCATTGGCAAGCAATGAATCATCTGAAACCTTTGGTGAAGAACGTCTTGACGTACCACTATGTGATGCTTCTGCAACATTCCTCTTTTCATTCCTTACATTAATGATAGCTTTTAACTCATCACTTTTTAAAGCTTCTGATATTGATACACCCTCCATTTTTGCAAATTTAGTAACTGCATCAACGTCTTGTATATCTATATTTGACTTCATGATAAGCATAGCTTCCATTGTTGAAAGGTCTGATTTTGAACCTTGCTTAACTTCTGGTGCTTTATAACCTTGTTTAAGTTTTGATTCTGCTTTCTCGGCTCTGATTTTGTAGTTGTTTGCAAGTTCTTTGTTTTTTTCAAACTCGGACTTGTAATCAATTTCATCATCTTCTGTTTCGATATCTAAATCTAGTTCGATATCTGTTTCTGTATCTTGATGATTTAAGGTTTCATCATAACCATTTTCGTTTTCCATATTTTTTTTAGTATTGTTTTTAGGAGGTCAATACTGCTCCATTACTTATAATTATAACATGAGAAAAAACCAATGCAACTATTTAGTTGAATTTTTTTCTAATCTTGCTATTGTTTGCTCAACTGTTTCAGTTTTTGTTCCTGAAAGCATGCTGATACCTGATAATTGTTGCTCAACGTGTTGTACTATGAAGTTTCTAGCCATAACGCGAGCATGTACGTCTGTATAACTAAAGTCATCTATATTATCAAAATCAATTAATGATTTTAATTTTACAGTTTCATCTAGTGAAAGGTCAAACAGTTTGTTTAGCTGTTGTTTTATAAAATCAATAGCTGTCTTTTTTGCTTTTATTTGTAACACTACACTTTCTGAGTCTTTATCTTTAACCTCTAGTGTCATCCACAAGTCAATTACTTGGTTAAAAGGCTCATCACCTCTTATTTGTGGATTAAACATATCAGACAAAAGTGCTTTTAGTTCACCCTCACCTTTAAAATTAGCTGTTAAAGTATCAACATCTGCAAGTGTTAATGGTAATTGTAGAAATACTCTACGCATAGCCATCAAAAGTGCTTCATTGTCTGCAAACGTAGCCTTTAATAAAGCTAAACTTGCATCTGTTATTCGTCTTTTATTTGTTTTATTCATATTTATTTATTAATTCCCCACCGCGATTAATATTATGTTGCCATCTGGGGATTTGTTATTTGTTGTTCTGCTTGCATAGTTTGTTGTTGTGTAGCAATGTCTTGAGTAGCTTGTATATCAGCTATTTCTAATGGTGATATTGCACCTGTCATTGATATAATCTTATTAAATAACATTTTACCCATAGGAGTATTTAATGCTGCAGCTCTTGTTGGGTCTGTTATTGTATTCAATACGTTTGTTAATGTTTCCATTACCAAGTTTACATCTTTCTGGTCTGATGGTGTGTCAATTACAACCTCCCACTCAAAATCATTTATGCTTTCTTTCCATGTTGCTGAATCTAAATCACCAGGTTTAAAGAATCTTTGATTGCCTAGTTCTGATAATTGTTGTTGCATACTTTGTTCACCTTCTTGTGTAAGTTGTGCTTGTTCTTCTGGTGTTGGCATTTGTGCTTCTGGGTTTTGAGCAGCTTCAAATACTTGGTCAATAAGTTTTTGATTAACTTCTCTATTAACAGTGTTCTTTACAAATTTAGCATCTATCTTTTTAATGTCGTTATTATCAAGTATAGCACTTATCTCTTCTGTACTGTCCATTTTTCGCTTTACATAAGGTATTATGAACTCTCTTAGCATTTCTTTTAACGCAATATCTTTGTTATATGACATCTCATCAAATAGTGATGATGATTCATTAACTGCAAGTTGTTGTGTTCTGTATGCTGTACCTGACTTTATATCACCTCCACGCATTGCATCAGGTGTTGAAGATATATCTGTTGATAGATTTTTCCAATCCATTGATAAGTTTTGCAATGATGTAATGTCATGACTGTTATTATTAACTTGTGTCAAAGGCATGTTAGCAGCGTGTACCAATATATCACCATTCTCTATTTCACTTGTAGCATTACGACCAATAAATGACTCATCAGCTGTCTGATAAATAAGTTTTGATGCAAGGTCTAACTGGTCTTTAATAAGTTTCTGTGAATGGTTTGTCATCCATTGTGTATCAAACAATAACTCAACAGCACCTTTACCCATAGCTCTTTGTCCTGTTGGGTCTGGTAATAGGTTTGTAAGTATGTAAGGACATTTATCTTCACGACCTTTTACAAGTGTAAATTCTTTATAGTCATTTTTAGAATCTGAACCTACATAAGATATAACGTGCATTTGATGTACATAGTTATCATCATCTTTCTCCTTTCCTGTAATCATCGACAAAGGAAATATTCCATGTACTTCATACAACTCAACAAAGTCTGCTTTTGTATCAACATTTGTTTTATTTAAATTCTTTCTTATAGTAAGATTTTCTAGTAATTCATTTACTTGGTCTTTGTCATAACCTTTCTTTGTTGCTAGTTCTCCTGGACTCATGTAAAACTTTTCTATAATTGGATTGTTATAAAAATCTAAATTATCTGATATAACTGTATTCCATTTTACAACAGAATAATCAAGCTCACTTCCTTTGTCTATAAACTTTGTAATAGCAGAGCCATAAGTTGCTAGTGTCATTCCCCATTTAGTTAAGAATGTTTCAAAATATGTTTTCTTGAACCAATCAGATAATAGTATTGTAGCTAGTGATGATGCTAAAACATTACTTTCCTTGTCTGCTCTTATTTTTATATCGTTCAATCTTCTTTTTGTAGCACGATACCAAATGTTACGTGCTGATGTTGTGATGTTGTAGAAAGGTTTATCTCTACCTAGTGCATCTTTATCTCCTGATGTGTGCTTATCGTTAATGTATGCTTCAATTCTATTGATGTTTTCATATTGAGAATAATCAACAAATTGAGATATTTGTGAAGGAGTATAAACATACTTGTTTTCTAAGTCTTGAACTATTTTATGTATTGATGTGTTTTCCATTTATATAGTAGCGTCCCACCGATACTATTAGTTGATATGATTTAATTATATCGTATTGTTTTTACTTTGTCGAATTTTGTTCGTAGTTATTTCTGTTTCTATTGAATTGACTATTTTGTCTGTTTACAACCTGACTTCTATTTTCTGTTTGATTAGGTGCTAACTTCTCTTTTACAACAAAGTACATACGCATTATAAAGCAATCAGAACTGTCTGGTGAATGTCCTATCATTTCCTTTATCTCCTCTTTCTGTGTAGCCATACGCTTACCATCTCCTTTAGAAGCGTCTTGATAATGTGATAACTCTTCTATGATAGCTTCCTTTTGTCTGCCTGTAACACGGGACGCAACATTATGATTGTTTGTATAGTCTGCTAAAGTAAATACACATTGTGAACGTAAGTTCTTATAATCAGATGTTAAATACTCTGTAGTTATGTATCTAACATTAGGTAGTCTTACTATATCCATATCAGTTTTGATTGGTGCAAATGATGATTTAAAACCTATTATCCCGTCTAACAATGATGAAGAAGCTACACCAGCACCAACACCTATGGCATCTACTGCAATGTTTGAGAAAGGTATTCTATCAACAGAAGCATACTCTCTTATCTTTGCAATAATCATTTCAGTATTCAATCTTTCAAATTCCTCACGTCTATACTCCTCTAATCCATCCCAGAATGAGAATATTGTACTATCAGAGCCATCATCAGCTATATCAACAACCAAATACTTATTACCATTCTTTGTAACAGTGTTACTAAATATATCAACAAGTGCCTCATACTTAAATAATGAACCTTGATTGTCTAGGTATTCTGCCTCGTATTCCTGTCTATACGTGTCGTAGTCAAGCTCTTGCTTTGCTTTTGCTATTTCACTCGGCTCTATGTGTGGATTGTCTGCTGTGGTGAATTTAAAGGCTTGGTAATCTAAATCAGTTTCTGCTAACTTCTCAAGTCGTCTTAAGTTTTTATTCTCTGATTTAGGTGTACCGATAAACATTGCCTCCCCTTGTGTGTCAGTTAGTGCTGGTCTAAATATCTCTTGCCAACCTATCTGAAAATCACGCATTGTGTCAAGCTCGTCAAATACTTCAAGATGTGCTTTTAATCCTCTAAAGTTTTCTCTATTCTCCCAACCTGAAACGTATATTGTTGAAAAACCACCATCTGTTGTTGGTACTTTCATTTCAAGTCTTGATTCATTTGGTTCACCAACCTTTGCAAGTCTGCTTTTTAAAGCCTCCCATATAATCTTTCTAGCTTGTATTTGTGTTGGTGCAATGTAAAAAACATTTCTATCTTTTCCTGAGACTGCTTTAAATACCATTATTTCTATTGCAACAGAACTTTTACCACTTCTTCTCCCTGCCCTGACAATTTTAAAACGTGCTTTTGATTTTACAATATTCTTTTGTGCTAGGTGTAGTAACATTATTCATTAAATGAACTGTCGAAATTAAGATTAATTGCCTTGCCATCTGATGTAACGTCCTTTCTATCAACATATCCATGATTTGATGATAACATCATCTTTGAAATGTTTGGATTTAATCTACCTGATAAAGAACCATCAACTAAAATCTCATGTTGTTTACCTCTTATTTTCTCTAACGCGTCGGAGAAGTCAATGTTTTCTTTCTCCCATTTATAGATAGTATCTTTATGTACACCAATAAAAAGTGCAAATCCCTCAATCTTAGGAAGTTTTACATCAAACATTCTTTCATAGCTGTTTGAACTACTGCCAACTGTTTTATGAAAAATACCCTCAGTTTCGCCACATGTTGAAAGGTACTCATCTACTTTTAGTATGTATTCTTTTTTATATTCAGTTAATCTTCCTCCTGCCATACCTAAAATTATACCACCTTACTTAACACAACTCAATGACTGAGATGTTACTACATTATTTAATTTAGCTACTTGTCCATAGCAAGTTACCTTATCGTCTACAAACTTATATGTTGATAATTGATTTTGTGATTGGAAAGCTCCATATATCTGTATAGTGTCTACTCTCTGGTCTATGATAGCACTAGCTACTATACTTGTTGATATTAATAAGACCACCATTATTATTATTGTTTTCATACCTCAAATTATACAAATATGTGGGTTGGTTTGCAAATATAGGGGATATTATTTAAATCCCCTATTTTTTTACCCTTATAGTATATAGTTATTATGAATATATAGGGGATTGGGGATATTTTGGCTACAAAAGTTTTATATATATACGTAGATATATGCATATATATAGTATAGGTATGTATTCTATTATATATATATTTTATATTAAAAAATAGGGAATATGGTTTTTGAATCCCCTATATATAGGGGATTATCCCCTATATTCTCTCCAAAACAAAGAAAAAACCCCTTTTTTTCACTCAGGCATAGCTTGAGTTACTTTGGGGTCAGTTCTTGATTCGACTTAATTGTAATTAAACAAATACGCCTATAAATATCTTAACATATCCATAAAGAAAGTAAAGAGTTGCAAAAACATTTCAATAGTTTATAATTAGGAACATGATTCGAATTAACAACATAATAAAAACAAATACGCACAATGAAAACAAAACAAGAATATTACAATGAGTACATAAAAAAAGGTTTCTCATTTTTTAACACTGGAACAAATTTAAAAAAGACTGTAACAAAGTGGACAGAGTTTCAACACAGAAAACCAACCAATCAGGAGTTAGCAAGATTTTATAATATGCCAACAGAAAACTTAGCTGTAGTCTGTGGCAAGATATCAGACCTAATAGTCTTTGATGTAGATACTAAAAAAG